ACTGCTGATACTATGACCACAAAACATATCCCAGAACGCGTCGGCGTAATTGGTTCAGTTGCGTTTACCGGTACTTTTGGTAGTGCTACGGTTAAACTGCAAGGCTCCAACGACGGCACCAATTATTTTGATCTCAAAGACGTGACTGGTAATACCATTAGCTGCACAGCAGCTGCATACTTCGAGTTTTCGTTGTCGTGTATGTATCTGAAGCCAGCAAGTTCTGGCGGCACGGCAGATAACGTTGACGTAACTATTGTGATGCGTGGTTAATATGAGCGCAAGTGTATCTCATGTAGCTAAACGACGAAACCGCCTTAATGCAGGTGGCGCCTTTGGCTTGGGTACGACTACGCCTGCTTACGCCTGGGATTTCATCAATAACAAAGCTAGATTTGCTAGTGTCGATAAAGGCGCACTTGCCAACACTCCCGGCTGGACCTTCACTCGCGCTTCTACTGGCTACGCTCAGACGTCTGCTGGTGCTCTGACTGCCTTTGCTTCAGGCGAACTACGCAGAACAGATAAGGGCGTCCTGATAGAAGGGGCTAGGACTAATCTGTGCTTGCGCTCGCAAGAGTTCGACGACGCTGCGTGGACTAAAGTCATGGCGGCATTCACGGCAAACGCCACGACCGCCCCAGACGGAACATCAACCGCCGATTTGCTGACGGAAGATGCTTCAGCGGGCGTGACGCACCGGACGTTTCAAAACTTTACCTTCTCGGCGGTTCAGTACGCCCTCAGCGTTTACGCCAAGCCGAACGGCCGGACATGGCTTGGACTGCGAACGCCTAGTGGTATCATTTCTTATTTCAATTTGTCCGGGGCGGGTAGCGTAGGCACGCTAAACCACACGTCTAGCGGCATACAGGCGTTAGCTAACGGATGGTATCGTTGCTGGATCGTGTGGACCGCTGGAGCGGCATCGTCAGCGTTTGGTTTTGACCTAGCAAGCGCCGATGCCACCTCGACGTACAACGGTGACGGCACATCCGGCGTTTACATCTGGGGGGGCCAGTTAGAGGCGAGCGCATTTCAGTCGAGCTATGTGCCGACCACGACAGCAAGCGCCACCCGCGCAGCCGACGTTCTTACTGTCCCTGTGACACTGACATCGCCACTGACAATGTACGCCGAATTTGAATATTCCGGAGCGGACTCTTCTTTCGGTCAAGCAAATCGCTACGCATTTCAGGCGGGCCTAAACAACACCAATCGAGCCATTTTATACAACGCGGGAACCTATGGCGCCAATCGCTGCATCGTGCAAATTTCAGCGGCGACGCAAGCCAATCCGGGCGTAGGCGCATCTATTATCCCTGTCGGATCGCCGCAAAAGGTGGCTCTCGCTGTTGCAACGAACGATTTCCGAATTGTTAGCAATGGCACGCTGGGGACGCCAGACACATCAGGCACAGCGCTATCTGACATCACGATAGCTAAGCTTGGCGGCGAACCCACGAGCGAATTGTTCGGCTATCTCCGCCGCGCAGCAATATGGACCCGCGCTCTAAGCAATAGCGAACTCCAGACGGTGACACTATGAAATGTATTTTAGGCGCAGTCCTGTTCCTAACAATGCCCCAACCCCAAGTGATTGACTGGTGCGAACGAGCAGGAGCACTTCCGCAATCTAGAGCATGCGGCGCACCAGGATGGTTACTAATGCCAACGTTTGAAACGGCACTTACTTCTTACGGAATACCGATGAGTCGCGAAGAGTATACTTATACTTTTAATCACGAATATGATCATGCATGTAACGGACTACCAGCAGAACACTAATAGGAGCTTTCCGAATGATTAACATTTCCTTTACAAACCAAGAGCTTGACACAATGCTTCGTCTGTTTGACATGGCTGTTAAGGCTCAAGGGCTTAACGCTGCAGGCGCAGCTTTCATTCTTCAACAGAAGATTATGGCGGCGTTTGAAGATACTAATCGTATGATGGTTGCACAAGAACAAGGGCAACCTGACCGTGAGAACAACTAATGAATGACCCGACCATTATGCGGTCTTTCTCTAATGATCAGCTGAGTAAGTTCGATCAGGAAGAGCAGACCCGCAGAGCAGCACAAGAGAAGCAGAACTCGCCAGTTATTACTAATCTGGCGGGTTATGTGCGTTCTTGCTGGGACCCTGCCCTACAAGCCAAACTGCCGATTGAAACTCGTATGTTAAAAGCAATGCGGCAACGCAGAGGGCAGTACGAACCAGAAAAGCTGGCCGCTATTCAAAAAGCGGGTGGTGCAGATATCTTTATGCCTATCACGGAAGTGAAGTGCAGAGCATCTGAAAGCTGGATTAGAGACATCCTTCTGGATGGCGGAGCCCCACCGTGGGAGCTTAAGTCATCTCCTGAACCTGATCTGTCCCCAGATGAGGAACAACAACTCGAGCAAGAGTTCTCACAAAAGCTGCTAGAAATAGTAAGTGCGGGTGGCGTAGCTCCAGAAATCACACAAACTCCTGAAATGAAGGAGATGTATGAAGAAGAGTTCCGTCGTCGTAAGCTCGAAGCTGCACAACATAAAGCAGATTTGATGCGCATGCGCATCGAAGATCAACTTGCTGAAGGTGGCTGGTATGAGTCATTCGATGATTTCGTCAGTGACTTGGCTACCTATCCTACGGCTTGTGTAAAGGGTCCGGTGATTCGTAAGAAAACCGTGCTCACATGGGGCCGTAACGAAGAGGGCAGAACTGCTCCCGTCGTACAAGATAAGCTCGTCCCGACCTTCGAGCGTACTGATCCGTACCGGCTTTACCCGGAACCGGGCATTGAAAATGTCGATGACGGCTACATGATCGAGCATAAGCCCATGTCTCGCACAGACCTTGCAAACCTTATTGGTGTGCCTGGGTTCGATGACGATGCAATTCGCATGGCTCTTGCTGAAGGCACGAGCTGCAGCTGGTTCGGTAACTATAACGAACTGGAAAAGAATGAGCTCCAAGCCAAGCATAGTACATGGTACCGTACTACGGACATGTATGACTGCATGGAATTCTGGGGTAAAGTCTCAGGTGCAATGCTCCTTGAATGGGGTATGACCGAGGAACAAATTCCCGATAAGGCCAAAGAGTACGACGCTTGCGTCTGGCTCGTTGGTAACTACGTGATTAAGGCTATGCTCAACTACGATCCGTTGGGTAAGAAGCCGTACCACGCTACGTCTATGTTTAAGGTGCCTGGTGCTTTTTGGGGTCTTTCTATCCCAGAAGCTATCGAAGGCGTCCAAGCTATGTGTAATGCCGCTGCTCGTTCACTTGTGAACAACATGGGTATTGCATCAGGTCCTCAAGTCGAAATTGACATCAGCCGTCTCGCTCCAGGGGAAGACATCACCCAGATGTTCCCATGGAAGATTTGGCAAGTCACGGCAGACAAAGCAGGCGGCAGCAATCAAGCTATCAGGTTCGACCAACCTGAGAGTAACGCAAGTGAGTTGATGGCAGTCTTCGAGAAGTTCGCTCGCCTCGCTGATGAGTACTCAGGAGTTCCGTCGTATGTTAGTGGCGATATTAGCGTTACTGGAGCTGGCCGTACTAGCTCTGGTCTTAGCATGCTCATGGGCGCTGCTGGTAAGAGTATTAGACAAGTCGTTTCGTACATCGATAACGACGTGGTTAAACCCGTTATCACTGCTCAGTTTATTTATAATATGCGATTCGACCCCGACGAAAGCATTAAGGGAGATGCGTACTGCGTTCCGCGCGGCGCTGTCAACCTTGCTGTTAAGGAAACCGCAGAGGTTAGACGAGTCGAATTCTTGAACGCAACTGCTAACCCGATTGATTTCCAAATCATGGGTCTCGACGGTCGCGCAAACATTCTGCGTCAGGTAGCTAAAACGCTGCAGATGCCAGAAGAAGAAATTGTCCCATCTCGTACGAAGCTGCAGATGATGCAGCAACAGGGCCAAATGGCTCAGATGACGGATGGTACCGGTAAGCCGAACATTCAGCTTCCGGGACAAGGTGGAGCACAAACATTACCCGATGGTTCACCTGCAGGCGGCGCTAGCGCCAAGCTTACAGGGGGAGCAGGCTAATGCAAACCATGGATGACAGAGACGCTCTAAAGCGTATTTTGATTCACGCTCCCAGGTTTAAAGATTTACTACAGCGCAAGCTGCAAGAAGAATTGGATATCCTCCTTGGTGTAGGACCGGATAGATTCCAAAAACACCAGGGGCGAGCCTTGGTTCTGCGAGAACTTCTCGATGAACTTAATGCAGCATCTGGATATTAAGGCATATCGTAAAACGAAGCCATAACTCTAGCACACCGTAAGGAGCTAACATGTCACGACCCGCACAACTTGAACAGCAAGTGGAACGCGTAAAACAGATTCAGGAAGAGATGCTTAACCAACAAGAGCCAGTGGACGATAACAATCCGCCTGCTCCGCAAGGTAATGTCCCTAATCCACAGGACCTTAATCCGCCTCCGGCTCCTATTCAAGAGCCCGCGACTATTACTAAAGAAGAGTACGACAGACTCGAACAACGTTATCGTACGCTGCAAGGGATGCACAGAGCAGATACAAATGAACTTCGTGTTCAATTGAATGCTGCAACTGCCGCCCTGGACAACATTAGAGCCGAGATGGCTGCAAAGCAGCACACATCTCCCACAGGTCCCGCCAAATACGTCACAGATGATGACGTTGAGGACTATGGCGATACGCTCGAAATGGTGCGGCGTGCTGCGCGAGAAGAAGCTGAAGCCGTTGCATATCAACGGGAGCAAGCACTGGTTAACCGTATTTCACAACTGGAAGCTGAAGCTGGACACGTTCGTAAGACTGTGATGCCCGCCGTGGAAAACATGGCATACTCACATGCAGAACAAGAACGCAATAACTTCTGGAATGCGATCAATACGCAGGTGCCGGATTGGGAAAAGATCAATGGTACGCAGGGATTCATAGACTGGTTGCAGTCAGAAGACCCGCTCACTGGTATGAACCGTCAGCATTTCCTTTCTCAAGCGCAGGCGAACTACGATGCTCTTAGAGTCGTAAAGTTTTTTAATGAATGGAAACGAATGGCAGCAGGGGGTCAGACGCCTGCTCCAACGAAGAATCAGGATCAACTTCAACAGTATGTTGCACCCGGAAGCAGCCGCACGGCTGTTCCGATGGAACAAAAGAAGAAGGAATGGAACGGTGATGAAATTGGTAAATTTTACCAAGACTCCCTTATGGGTAAATACCGGGACAAGCCTGATGAAAAGAAACGAATTGAAGCGGAAATCTTTGCCTACCAAAATGGGCAACACCGCTAAACTAAAAAGTTAGAGGAATATTATAAATGGCTTATCCCGTTACTTCCGGCCATCCGCAATATGCTGGGAATTTTATCCCAGAACTGTGGTCCGGTAAGCTGATTGAAAAGTTCTATGACGCAACCGTTCTTGCGCAAATCAGCAACACTGAATACGAAGGCATGATCAAGTCGCATGGTGATACGGTCCACATCCGTACGACCCCGACGCTGACCATCCGTGACTATGTCAAGGGTCAAACGCTCCAAATCGAGCGTCCGGACAGCACGCCGCTCGAGCTGCTTATCGACAAAGGTAAGTACTGGCAGGCAGTGTCTGACGACGTTGACAAGGTGCAAAGCGATGTGAATCTGATGGACGTTTGGTCGCGAGACGCGTCTGAGCAGATGAAGATCGTTGTGGACCAAGACGTTCTCACGAACATGCTGACGGACATTTCCGCCGACAACCAAGGTTTGACCGCTGGCGCGAAGACTGCCTCGTTCAACCTGGGCACGACTGCTAGCCCGCTCACCGTGACGAAGGATGGTGCCGGTGGCACGACTTCGATCACTGAACTGATCGTCGACATTGGTACGGTTCTTGACGAAGCTAACGTTCCGGAATCGGATCGTTATCTTGTTCTCCCGGCTAAGGCTGTTGGTCTGATCAAGAAGTCGGAACTGAAGGACGCCTCGCTCTCTGGCGACGGTACGTCTATCGTTCGCAACGGTAAGGTTGGCATGATTGATCGCTTCACGATCTACATGTCGCACAGCCTGTACTCTTCGGCTGGCAAGACGAACATCATTGCTGGTACGAAGCGCGGCCTTACGTTCGCCTCGCAACTGACGAATGTTGAAACCCTGCGCGCTGAAAGCACGTTCGGTACCCTCATTCGCGGTCTCCACGTTTACGGCTACAAGGTCGTGAAGCCGGAGTGCATTGCGACTGCTGTGATTCAGTTCTCGTAATCCTAAATATAGAGGTGAAATACAATGACTGCTTTTACTGATACTCTTGGCTTTTACAAGGGCTCGGCCTCTTTCGGCGCTCACGCCGACAAGCGCTTTGGCTATGTCTCTGTGAAGCTCGACTTTGCGG